TTATTCTTTATTATTTGCCTCTATCACGATTCCAGATTTGAATTCAACAACCATCCGGTCATTAAAAATTACGACTCTCTCAAAAAGTTTTCTCACCAATGTTTCATCAAATTCAAGAACTGCCCCGCTCTGTTCATCAAGAAAATCGGACATCTCGGCAATACGCTGATGCTTACTTTGATGGTCAGTATTATACGAAATGATTCTTTGTTTTAAATCCCTTAAGCGGTAAATTTCACTGACTATGCTATCATATGAGGACTTGGAATTAGCTACCCGCAGCAATTCGTTTTGTAACTCTTCAAGCTTTGAATCTATATCATTGTAATTTTGACCACATTCTTCTCCCAGCACAGTTTCAATGTTTTTCTTTAATGTTTCCAAAAAATCATATTTGTCATCGATAATCAGGTTTATAGTTTTAACTACACTCTGCTTTAATACTTCTTCATTGATCGTTTTAGATGAACAATCAGACCCTTTTTCCTCCAGGCGGCTCACGCACCGCCACACGATTGACCTACATCCCCGGTTATTCCAATGAACCCGCCGGTAAATCTCCCCACACTCCCCGCAGAACACGATACCGGAAAGCGCGTATTTAGAGCTATAGATTCGCTTACTGCCGCTTTTACCTGCTTGAAGATTGACTCTGCGGGCCGTTTCTTCCCGCACCTGCATAAACAGTTCATGCGGGATAATCGCTTCATGGCTGTTTTCCACATAATACTGCGGTACGATGCCGTTATTAACCACCCGCTTTTTTGAAAGAAAATCCACTGTGTAAGTTTTTTGTAGCAATGCATCACCTATATATTTCTCATTTTTAAGAATTTTACGCAAGGTTTCCGGCCTCCACCTGTGTTTTTCAGCCGCGGTCAGAATATCGTCCGCCTCTAAACCACGACCGATCTGCAACAGGCTTGCTCCCTCCAAGTATTCACGGAATATGCGTTTAACTACTTCAGCCTCTTCGGGAACAATCACCAGCCGCTTGTTTTCATCTTTGGTATAGCCCAAAAACCGGTTGTGGTTGACCTGAATCTCACCCTGTTGGTAGCGGTATTGTATCCCAAGCTTGACATTCTGACTTAGCGACTGGCTCTCCTGCTGGGCAAGTGAGGCCATGATGGTCAGCATAATCTCGCCTTTGGAATCCATCGAATTGATGTTTTCTTTTTCAAAGAATACCGGTATATTTTTATCCTTTAACTGCCGGATATATTTCAAGCAATCCAACGTGTTGCGTGCAAACCGGCTGATGGATTTAGTAATGACCATATCAATCCTTCCAGCCATGCATTCCCCGATCATCCGGTTAAATTCCGTTCTTTTCTTCGTGTTGGTACCGGTTATTCCATCATCCGCAAATATGCCCGCCAATTTCCATTCCGGATTGTTATTAATATAAGAAGTGTAATGCTCGATTTGTACTTCATAACTGGAGGCCTGTTCCTCATTATCGGTGGAAACCCTGCAGTATGCCGCCACACGCAGTTTTTGCTTTTGATCCTGTTTTATAGTATTGCCTATCATGGGCTTTGCGGGTATTACCCTCACACTTCTGCTATTCATCTGTTGCCTCCTCACATTCAATAAAACTATAGGCATATTCCGCCTGTTCAAAAGGGTCATCATAAAGCTTCTGAGGTGTCGGCGCGCGGAAACTCAAAACTTGGAAAACCTTCTTTTCATTTGGTTCCCGAATTTTTCCTGATTGTTCTGCTCGTCGGCGCCTTCCCGCCTGCACCTCTTCAAACAGGCCTTCATCAATAACGGATGGATAAAAAGTATCTTTTGCATACCGAATATCCGACAGCATCTTGGCAATTGATGCATGGCACCGGCATATGCCCGCTTTTTTAGCGGCATCAGTCAGTGAAAGCCCTGATAAATATGCGTTAAATAATGCAATTAACTTTCCGACCTTTGCATTATCGATTATCGCCTTCCCGTTTTTAATCAAATAACCATATGGTATATGCCCCACTCACCGCTCCAGCCTTTCCCTTAGCGTCAAACCGCATTTCATTTTAAGGCCTATTTCTGCAGGCGAAAAAACAATTATCTTATCTACAAACCGGTCAAAAAGCTCTTCATCAAAATCCTGCATTTGTTTTCCTGCCTTTACAGCGAATTTTAATAGCTTTTCGACTTCCTCAGCCGTTGTAAGCCTGCTAGATATTGTCCGGGAAAGAACTTCTTTTTGCTCCTTGAGTTTGGCTGCTTCCATACGAAGCGCGTTGTTTTGAGCATTAAAAAGAGCGGGCCCGATGTATCCTTTCGTCATGAACTCAGAAAGCATCCAGCTCCGCTCAGCATTTTCTTCGATCTGTTTTTCCAATTCCTTTATCTGTATAAGGTTCTCTGTATACTCTACTTCTTTCAGGCTCTGTTTCAGAGGTTTTAGAACAAATGAATGCCCGAAAATAAGCTTATTGATCATGGTGACAAACGCCTGTTGGATCGCATCCTCCCGAATAAATCGCATAGAGCATCCAGAAATATCCCTAATATGCTTTGAACAACACCAGGCAATATATTTATTATCTCCGCCGCCATGTGTCCGCCGTTTAAATGAACTTCCGCACTCAGAACACTTGATCTTTCCGGAAAAAACATAACGGTTTTGATATTTTCCTATTTCCTGCGATACACCTTTTTCCTTTCCTCGTTGCCTTATAATTTCCGCAACTCTCTCAAAATCCTCCCGGCTGACAATAGGCTCATGATGGTCCTCAATAAAATACTGCTCCTTCTCGCCACGGTTGGCATGCCGGTTGAATTGCTCATCTGTATAGGTTTTTTGTAATAATACATCCCCTGTCAGTTTTTCATTACCAAGAAGCCCCCGCACAGCAGATGCGCTCCAGTGCCTGCCGCGTTTAGCCAAAATCCCTTCCTTATTCAGCGCGTTGGCAATCTTCTGGGTACCCATACCGGATAACGCGTCTTTGAATATCCGGCGCACCACTGCAGCCTGCTCTTCATTGACCGTTACACTCTCGTCCGCGTAATCAAGCCCATAAGGCGGGTAGGTTAGCTTATATGTCCCGTTTCTGAACCGCCGCTGCAAGCCCCACTTGTTGTTTTGTGAAATCGAGATGGATTCATTTTCCGCAAGGCTGCTTAAGATCGTCAGCATCAATTCCCCATCCATTGACCGTGTATTGATATTCTCTTTCTCGAAATAAACATGTATGCCCAAACCGTTCAGCTTTCGTATGATCTCCAAACAGTCCAGCGTATTGCGGACAAATCGACTGATGGACTTTGTAACAATAAAATCAATCTTTCTATTTTCACAATCGCTCAAAAGCCGCTGCAATTCCGCCCTCTTCGCTTTCTTGGTGCCGGTGATGCCTTCGTCGTAATAAATCCCGGCAAAAACCCATTCCGGGTTTGCTTTGATGTAGGCTTCATAATGGCTTTTCTGCGTTTCCAGGCTGGCAAGCTGCTCTTCACTGTCTGTCGATACCCGGCAGTAGGCTGCCACCCGCAGCCTGGGTTTGGTTGTCAGGTTTGCTTCATTTGGGTTGATTTTTGTTACTCTGCGCATTATTATTACCCCTTGTTAGTGTGACATAATACCTCTAAGTGTGAGAATTAGCAAGTGAATTAAGGCATGATCTTCGCCAGCATCGGCGAGAAAGAATTTCGGTTCAACATGTCGATTTTGGTATATTCCTCTTTTGTTATTAGGCCTTTTTGCAGCATATCATTAAGAATTCTACATGAGCGCCAATAATTTAATTCCTTTTGAAGCACTTCGTGCGGTACAGTTTTTGGCTTGTAAACCAAACGGCTGTCCGGCTGGCTGATTGTTCGTATAACCTGTCCCATAATCTCCCTCAAACGTAGTAATATATAAAAAGAAAACGGCGCCGCATGAAGCAGCGCCGCATAAACGTTTTATTTTCTAGAACCCTGTTTTATCAGTTGGGTTATTAAAGATACCAACCGCCACCCCGGCGGCAATAGCCAGTGTGACGAATTCGTCCCAGCCGGGGATCTCAAACCCCAGCCATGTTTTCACTATAAAAAAAAGAAGCGCCGCTAGAGCGCTCCAGGCTACCGGGCTTTTCCATCTTGATTGTTCCATATTATTTTTCCTCCTGTATTTTTATCTGCTGCCCAGCGTGAATGAGCGATGGGTTTTTCAGGTCGTTTAATTTGGCAAGCGCAGAAACCGATGTTTTGTATCTTTTCGCGATCTCCCACAGCGTATCGCCTTTTTTTACGGTATAAACCATATAAGTTACGGGTTTTACTTCTTTCCGAAATAAAACGTAAGAATTATCATATTCAACGCCCTTGAGCTTCCCATAATGCGTCCACTTCTGCGTTTTAAGATCGGATATCACCACGCCATGCGCGACACCACGGCTCTCGCATACCTTGCCGTTGCCGAGATAGATGCCTATATGCCCATCCTTCCAAACAGCAAGGCCCGCCGTTTCAGGGATTTCATCGACCGGTCCGGATTTTACAAACTGTGCCTTAAACGTATCGGCGCTGCGGTCGTAGTAATCCGGGGTCTGTGTCCTGAATGCCTGTACGATTAGGCCTGAACAATCAGCGATACGCCTGGGTGGTGTATACCACTGTTTCGCGCTTGTTATAAAATATGCCGCAGTTTTCCCAGAACGTTTGACGCCTGCCCATTTCTTTGCGAGCTCCTCAGTATACAATTCTCCCTGACCGCCCAAGACATACCCCCAGCGGTCCTTATGATATTCGATGCCGTTTGCCTGTTTTTCGACCAGGCTGTCGTAGCCTGCCATTTTTAGAGCTTCTGCTACTAATTCCCTGTTGTTCATATTATTTTTCCTCCCTTTTTACCGTAGGCAATTCGTTCAGTTCTTCTACGATGTGGTCGATGGCGCCGTTGCCTCCCAGCGCCTTATATGCCGCATACATTTCTTCTACGCTCTCCCGTACTGATAGCGGGCAATGCTCCAGCCGGATATATTTCTCGTAATTGTGTATGATCCGGTCCCGCAGCATGCATTTGATTCCCGTCTGAACAGCGCTCGTCGCACATCGCGCGGTCTTCGCCTCTTTGAACAGCTTTTTTACCAAAAAAGAAAGCCCCGTCAGAACAATTCCGAACAGGGCTTCCAGCCAGTATTTTGTTATGAATTCATGCAATCAACATTCCCCCTTAAACCGTAAGATTTTTTAACACGCCATCAACCAATACCTTGATTTCGCTTACCTGCTTTAAGCTGCCGTTTACCAGTACCTGCTGCTCCGCCACGCTCTTTAAGGAGCCCGAAACCAATACTTTTAGCGGCGTTCCCATCATAATGAGCGCCGTTGCCGCCGACCATGCGCCCCTGACGCTGTATGCATCGTATCCCCGGACCAAAAACTTCCACTGCATTCCGGGCGTCCAGCCTGTCGTTGCTACAGATACTGAAACCGCTAAGCCCGAAGCATTCGTGCCTACGATCTGTCCGCCGCCATAGTCCGTCCCGTCCGGGTATTGCATTTTGGCTTCGTACCCCGCAATATCACCAGCCATGCCAGAATCCGGATCCCTCGGATTGGGCGGTGTAAACGATACAACAATCGTCTCCCCGGGCGAGTATACACTTTTATTGGTGGTTGGCGTCCCTGTCGGGGTATTGGGTACTTTATTCTTTATGACGGCATAAGAATATCCGGAATAAACGCCTCCGGCATAATTCGAAAGTGATCCGACTCTGAAGCAAACAAACTTTCCTCGGCCCCAACCTGCAAGTACGCCGCCTGGAATATCATAATACGTTGCATTGGCATCCAGAATAACAGAAGTCTCCGCGCTCCAGTTCACGCCGTCATCGGAAGTCAGGTATCGCACATCATGCGCTGTAATCGGGTTATAGGTTCCGTCTCCGCCCTTATACCAGGACAATCGCAATGCAGACTCAAAAGCATTCGGGCTTTGCGAAAGGTTCCAGGGTGCGGATGGAGCTGTCGGCGGCGTATAGGAAATCAGCAAATCGTGATTCGCAGCTGTCGTTGAAAACCGTTTGGCATCGTTACTGCCGCTTGTGGAATTGGGTACACGTTCCAGCTTGAAGATATGCGCCGGGCTGTTGTTGTTTACAATCCACTGAATAAGCCCCGTCACATTGAAGCTTCGGTCTCCGGCTCCTGTTCCTGAAAGCGCCACTGTAAGACCTGTCGCAGCCAGTGCGGGCTGTGAATTCCATGTAAAAGCACCCCAGTTGCCGGATCGAAGCGTGATCAGTATGTTTTCCGATAGCGAATATCCGCCCGATACCTGCGCTAACCGCAGCGTAGCCGAATTGATGACCGATCCGGCCGGGATTTCATCGTTAACACTGTCAAAATTAAAAAAACAGTTGTTTACCTTTGAACTGGAATACCTTCCGACGTCGCACGAACCCGTATTGGCCTGTGACGGATATTGGCTGTCGATCTCACAGATATTTAACCCTGTCTTATTGCATTCAGCCAAATCTCATCCCCCCTTATGGAACATATTTAACGAAGAGGGTTCCGTTCGGTTTGCCCGCCGTAGCGGGCGTTGTACCGGAATAGATATATACATTGACTACCTGCAGGTCGTCCGCACCCACGTTTCCCGTGATCTCCAGCGCGGCTAAAGATGTATGTACATGGTTGGCTGCCGCTTTGCCGTCGATATCCTGTTTCAGGCTGGCGACAGAGTAGACAAGCGTTCGCTCATCGGCGAAACTTCCTGATATGATGCCAGTGGAATCTGCCCGGAGCTTGATGAACGGCATCTGGTGCAGGGTGCCGCCCGCGTTGATATCGTCCTGCGTCAGCGCCGGATAGGCTGAAGAGTCTGTCAACACCTTGAAGCTGCCCTGCATGAACTCGGTCTCCGTGTTGGTCTGGTTCAAATTCACTTCAAACACCACACGCATATACTGCGTCTGTCCTGCGGGTACGGACGGTATGCCTATGCTTTCCGGCGAGGTGATATATACGAGCCTTCCGCAGGCAAAGAACACCCCGGTGGCTATGCTTATAGCCGATGCCCCGTTCTGGCTCACTCCACAGCCGGATATGATGCAGGATTGATTGACCATGGCCAGCGTATGGCATAACCCGTCGTCCTGCGACTTGACCTTTTGTTTGTCAAATGTAACTGCTCTAATAGCCAATCAAATAACCCCTTTCAATTTATCCGTAAGCGTCAGCCTCGCGTCCCCAAACTTAAAAAGCGCCGTTTTCGCGGCGCTCCTTTGGACTTTAAAGCTGATATATGAATCATAAACTCCGGTTTTTGTCTTGAGTTTTACCCTGTCATAAAGGTGCATGTTTGCAGTATCATACAGCTTTGAACTTGATAGTATCTCCGCCTCGATCAGATGGCTGTATTTGTTTTTAGCAAATAAATCCCCTGCTGTAATTTCAGCATCTGCGGCATTTTCGCAGTATACCGTATCAACCCTGCCATGCACCCGAATGCCTGCCATGGGATTTGTTCCAAATATGCCATCATCAAACAGGTAATAGGTCAAAACGCTTGTCAATGTTTTTACTGTTAATTTTGAAACACAATCGGATACAACCGTTTCGTTCAGATTTAAAACATCCGCCACGGTCGCGTCAATGATATGGACTGGCGGCATACGGTTTTCAATGCCCACATTCAGCGCCTCCGGCGTTATCACAAAATCGGCAAAGATATGATGGCGCATGGCGCAGTACCTTAAAAACGTATCGAGGCTGTAGATCCCGTTCTCATTATGCGGTGTTATATCAAGCGATGTTTGGGTTTTCGATAATGCTGCGATATATGGTATATCAAATAAAGTATCTCCGGAATTTACGAAATTATCATTAATGGCTGATAAAATATAGTTCTCTGTCACTGCCTGCGGAGTACCAAGCAGGATGTTCCTTGTAAAGATGCTGTTCACCGGTAAAGACCGCAGCGTAACCACGCTCGTGTTTTTATCTGCTTCTATGCCGGATATAATGCCAAGATAAACACCGCGCAGCAAAATATAGTCGTCATTGCTTGCATTCGGAGCAGACGCAAAACTGAAACTGCTTTGCACCGGGGACGCCGTATCTTCGTTGATTTCATAACTGATAATGGATGCTGTATCTTTTACCTTTAAATCTGTTTTTGATATGATATATCCCTGCATCGCTACACCGCCTTGTATGAAGTAAAAACCGTAATAATAGATTTAGATGCAATCGAATTATCAGCACTCAAGCTCAGTGTCGACAAACCTCTGGGTAATTTAAAGAAATTATTATTTTCTACAGAAATACTTCCAATCAAATTTTCCTCTATTCCATCACCTAACCGCTTTTTTAACATAAGTTCATCATCTTTGGTACAATAAATTAAAGACTCTCCTGTTTCAATAACAGCCGTAATAGATAATTCTGATTGCAAAACTCCATCTATATATAAGGATAGCTTTGGATTAACCAGCTCGCCTTCCGCTTCCAAAAGAATAGGTGCATCAAAATGCCCGTCGTTGAAAATTTCTATTGCATCCGTCGAAACGTCACTGTAAATATATTCATACATGCGTTCATATCGAAGCTCTGTACCTGTTTTTTCAGCAACAACCCTCAAACTTTCCCGTTTATACCAGGCGCTTTTTAAGGTGATTGCGATATCGCATTCCATTCGCCCGCCTTTAACATCGGTTTTTGAAAGGCTCTCTATTTCGATATCCGCAAGGAACTCCTGGTTTGATGTTTCAAATCTTGGCGCATAGACAAGCTTAATATCACGGGTAGTCGCGATAAAATTTACAAGTGTCCGGTATCTATCATATGCTGCTGGCGCGTTGAATACGATCACACCAGTCAAAGAACGAAGCGGAAACTTTTCATCCACACAACGCCCGGCGTCACCGGTAATCTCATAACTTCTTGTCATCGTCAATCCAAGACCTGCAGGAGAAATCAAAAAAGCACCGTTTTTCAAATCCTGCAGATTAAAGCGCTGATTTTGAGAATTTTCAAGATAGAATCGTCTGTGCATATGTTTTCCGCCTTCTTTATAAGCAATAAAAAAGAGGGTTTAAAAACCCTCAAAACAACCTTTCGTTGTTTATTTTTCGGTATGTATTAGTCCGCAATCTTTTCCGCTGTTATGTTACTGCTGCGGTCTGACCAAGGTAACGTTGCCTGGATACCTGTTTTCTCCGAGTTCGTCGTCGTGCATCACTTGGGTCATCAGTCCTGCACCTGTTATGGTACCGCCTGCTTTTGTAAATGTTATAGCCCATAAAAACTCATAGTAGGTTGCGTCAGTACCATTTTTCCCTTCTGACCAGCTGATTGTATTTCCGGACAGGGTATAGGTATATATCTTTCCCTTGCCCTCGTCTTTAACAGTTCCGCCTGAATCACCGGAAGGCGTCAGCGTAAACTCATTACCTATATCTGCAACAGCATCATTAAGCCGTATGACGCCTTTACACCACCATGTGCCCGCAAGGTCTGCATTGGTCAATACAGTGTCGATCGTCATATACGCGCATGTGCCGGTGTCACCGCGTACCACCCGAACAAATACCGGTTCATTTTGAACGGTGATCTGCCAAACGGCGCTGCCTCCGGCTGCAACGTTCTGCGTTGTTTCTCCAGTCATGCTGTGGGAACCCGTTACTTCGATCTTTACGCTTGTACTTCCGCTCTTGGCATTCGGAATGATTGCTGTGAGGGTAAAATCTTTGGGGCCGCCGGCGGCAGTTAGATTGACTGCGCTCATATCCAGCAGTTGCTGCAAGGAGTAAGGCTCCAATGCTGGTTTCTGATTCGCGCGCATATCGTTGATGGCCTGCAGCACCGCTTTGTCCACCTTCAGCAGTTTTCCCCCAATCTCAGGCGGTATCGGCACAGTTTTGCCATCCATCGTTACTTCCTGGTCGGCGCTACCTGTCAGTAGTGCTTTGATACCCTCGGCGTTCAGTTTGGGATTGATTGCCTGCAGCAGTGCGACGGTGGCCGTGACCTGCGGAGTCGCATAACTGGTTCCGCTGGATTTGATAGGATTGCCATCCTTGCCCACGCCTAAAACCAAATCCGTACCCGGCGCTGAAAGCGTTATTTCAGCATCAGCAGTAGCTGCAAAGTTGGAAAACTCAGCCCGGCTTCCGTCATTGTTTACAGCACCAACGGTGATTACATTAGGTAGTTTAATTCCCCCAGGATAAAAGTTGTTACCGTCCAGGCCGCCCCTGCTTTTATCTGCCAACCCTCCATTGCCTGCAGCAGTTACAAATACGACTTTTGGATTTTTCGAGTAAATATATTTGAAGAATTTCTCATAAGCTTTGTTGATCCATTGGTTAGTCCTGGGCAAATCCGAACCAAAGGAGCAATTGATAACCGTAGCACCGTTGTCCACCTGCTGCTTCAAATAAACCAGAGATTTTATCGTGAATGCATATCCTGATGTTGAATACTCGCCTTTCGTGATATCATCTGAACTTGAGAGTGCAGGTTTTATTTCTCTCTCGTTGTCATACAGATTTTTTACGGAAATGTTCAAATCCTCTCCCAATATGCTTGCAATACCTGTCACGCCGCCGTTTTCAGGATCGGCACCGATGATATGTGTCACAAGCGTACCATGCGACATTCCAGCGTGTATTTCTTGCCCATTACTATCAGTTAAAGGAACATTGGTTTTATCTCCATTGAGCTTTATTTTACCGTTCAATTCGTTTGATCCGGTATAGATTGAATCGTCCAACATACCAACATTGACCTTGTTTAAGTCAATGCCGCTGGCCTTGATGATTCGCCACGCGTTTTCCATTCCGATCATTTGGTATGATTTTGAGTTATTAGGATTTTCAAATATTTGATCATTCAGCGGTGAGCAAGGTTTTCCCTCAATATCCATCAGATAGACTTCTGCATTTGGGAACACCAACTCCACACCGTCCATTACGCGTGCTGCGTCCATCGCGGCAGTCAGTTCCGCTTCTGTAGTAAATGCGGTTTCCAGTTGGTACAGGTTTATGATATCCAGTTCGCCTACAACAATGCCGCCTATTTGTTTAAGCACACCTGCGGCTGTGTCCCTGTCAACGCCATCTTCAAAGACCACGGCCATCTGATTTACGGCGATATTGCCCCACTTTTCCGTGGCAACAACGGATTTAGGTTCAGGATCTTTAAATGTCGCAGTTGACGTCGGTACAGGCGTTTTATCAGGCTTCGTGTCAAATCCCCAAAGATTACCCGCTTTTGATGCATCCGCTTTTGATCCGTCCGCATTAGTAATATCAGCCGAACATGCCAGCAGCGTAAAGATTAAGCATAAAACCAGAACGAGTGATACTATTTTTTTCATGATTAACCTCCATAATCTTTAGTCAATCTCAAGAGTCCCAATTACGATAAACCGACTATTGATCAAAACCCAATATGTGCTGTGTCAATATGTTTTATCCCCGCTCTTATCATGCACAAGCATTTTCCCATCTTTTATAAATATAAATGTATCCCCTTTTTTTGCGAATTCTTCTGTAATTGCGTTATTTTTAAATATAGATTCAGGTTTCACATCTGCTTTCTGTACACTATAGCTTGTAATATTGGTATCGTCAAAAAATCCGCTGATTAAGTCATTACCTTTTTGTGCAACTTCATAATATTGAAAAGCATAGCCGGTGCCGGATTTAACATACTCAAAAAACACAATCTCATTGCCCGCTTCATCCAACACCGAAGTTTGAATTGAATCTGCAGAAACATCATACTCAGCAATAAATTTAAAAGCCTTACCTTCTTTATCGGAATATGTTAAAACATTTTTATTGCCTTCCTTGCCCAGCTTTACATTCTTCTTACCTAATATGCCAAGGGCTACGGCCGCTCCAGCTTCATCCGTATCAATAATAGTCAAGGGAAGCAATTCCAGATCAATCGTTGCAACAGATAGAAACGTTAAGGCAAGCAAGCCTAATTCCGGGTTGCTTTGAAATTTTTCTTCGAAGCGTTTATACGCGTTTGCTTTCATTTTAGTATACTTTTCATAAGAAGCAGCAATTGCTCCCTTAGCGTTTTCTTTATTTGATATTTCCGGGGATACGCTCGAGGCCGTTTGATTGTTTGACTCTAAAGGGCTTTCAGAGGGGCTCTCGGGTTTGTTCGAATCAAAAAACCCTTTGGAATCGGAAAGTTTTTCAGTTGTTTGTGGTTTTGTGTCCGGCGCTTTCGGCGTGGTGCAAGCTGTGAGAAAAGCGAATAAAAACAATAATATTAGTCCAATACAAATTGTTTTTTTCATTATTAATCATTCCTTTCATCTTCTGATTTATGGTTTAAACCCTATACATGATACAGGGACCGTGCTGGGTGCCTGGAGGGTATTCGCTGCTGGTAAACGCGCAGGACTCTGCGCTGTGCCTGTTTTAGAGTAATTTTTGCATCGAAATATTGAATAAATAATTGTTTCATATTTTAACTATACGCTTATCCCATATATTTTTCAATATATCCATTGTCTTTAATATGCCAAGCCAAGTTTACGGTTGACTACATTCACCAGCATATTGATCTGGCCTTCATCCAGTGTATTGGTTTGGATGTTCAGCGTTATAGTGTTTCCGGCCAGGGGCTGACTTCGTTCATATTGTCCGCTCATAGAAATATCCGCTTTGGCACCTTCCACAGCGGCATTCAGCCTCTCCATCGCACGGTCTACCAGCGATACACTGTCGGTGATGCCTTCAGCGAGGCCTATCCCCATGTTCTTTCCGATCCCGGCAAACACAAGTGACGGCGAATGGATCCCCAGCAGCTTTTTGATACCTTCTACGATACCCGTAAAGAATCCGGATATCTTTTTCCATAGCCAGTCCGCACCGGATTTGATCCCTTCCCAGATGCCTTTTAAGAAATCCCATGCCAGTTCTCCGGCTCTTTTTATCAGGTTCCATGCCGCTTCGCCGATACCTTTGATCAGCGCCCAGATGATCTCAATGCCTGCCTGAACGATGAGCGGGAGGTTGTCAATAATGGCCTGCACGATCTGAGGTATCATATCGATCACGCCTTGGATCAGCTGCGGCAATGCGTCGATGATACCCCGGATGACAGCCAGCGTGATTTCAATGCCCGCCTGTATGATCTTCGGAAGATTATCTATGATGGCTCTAACTATTTGAGGTATCATGCCGATGATACAGTCGATCAGCTGCGGCAAAGCGTTAATGATGCCCAGTATCAATGCCAGCAATATTTGTATGCCCGCCTCGATGATCTGCGGAAGATTCTCAACGATAGCCCTTACCACCATCGGTATCATATCGATGATGGCCTGTATCAAAACCGGCAAAGAAGCTACAATTCCGTTAATAATGGCCAATAATATTTGCATACCCGCTTCAATGATCAGCGGCAGGCTGTCCAAAATAGCCTGAACCAGCATAGGGATCATATTGATAATCGCTATAATGAGAACCGGGATGTTGTCCATAATGCCCTGCACCAAAGCCAACAAAAGCTGAAGCCCGGCATTGATGATCAGCGGAAGGTTCTGTATAACTGTCTCCAGAATCTGCATAATGGCTGTTACAATAGCCGGTATCAGTTGCGGAATGCTCTGGGTGATACCCTGAATCAGGGCAATCAATATTTGTATTCCTGCCGCTATCATGACAGGAAGGCTTTTTAATATTGTCCCGGCGACCTGCGACAGCATCTCTACGGCCATCTTCGCCAATGCCGGAGCGCTCTTAGCGATGGCACTGACGATGCTTTCAAATACGCCGAGCGCAGCTGACAGCAAAGCGGGCAATACTTGCGGCAGGCTCTCGATAACGGCTCCTGCCAGGCTTCCGATTATCTTCGCTCCCTGGTGTGCAAGCTGCGGCAAGGCATTGGTGATCCGTCCGCCGATATCCATCAGCATCGCAGATATGCCGTCTCCCACCTTGTCCCAATTCCCGGTTTGTATTGCCTTCGTTACTGACGTGGCCACATTGCGGAGGTTGTCCGCAAGGGCTCCCAGGGCAGGCGCCATCGCCGTTCCGAGTGTCTGTGAAAGCGCCGTGCCCGTTGCTTTGAGCCGCTGCATTTTATCATCGAAATCCCCGAGCCTTGTAACGGTTTCATCACCCAGCACTACACCGAAATTGTTGGCTTCATCGGCAAGTTTTGAAAGCTCATCCGCTCCTGCCGCGATCAGGGGGTTGAGTTCCTTGGCGTTTTTCCCGAACAACTGCATCGCCAGCGCGTCGCGTTCGGTTTCATTGGTTACCTTTCCCAGCGCCCCGATGGTATCGAGCCATACCTGTTTGCTGTTTTTCAGGCTTCCGTCCGCATTGGTTGCACTGATTCCCAGCGTTTTAAACGCATCCGCCTGTTTGCCGGTACCTTCCCTTGCTGCGTCCATGCTTTTTGTCAGCTTGAACATGGAGTCTGTCATGGTTTCAAGAGGGACGTCAACAAACCGGGCGGCGTATTCCATTTCCTGCAGCGTTTTGGTGCTGATTCCCGTTTTATTGGAAAGTGTGATGAGTTCATCCGCAGCATCACCGGCACCGATAGTGATCTTTAAGATACCGGCACCGGTTGCTGCTGCCGCAGCACCCACTGCAGCAATACCAACTGCAGCAGCCTTTCCGATGCCTCCCGCGATGCCGGAAAGCGCGCCCGAAAACTTATGTGTCTTCTCGCCAGCGGCTTCCATGTCCCGGCCTGCGGCCTGCGCTTTATCCCCGATATCCGCAATCTTACCGTCAGTGCCTTCAGCAGCCGCTTTTAAATCTGAAAGCCCCTGTTCAAACTTCTTGATTTCGCCTTCAGCTTTGGCGACCTCGCGGGTAAAGGCGCGGTACTGCTCGTCCGTGATTTTTCCTTCGGCGAACTGCAGCTCGACCTGTGCCTGCGCCCCGCGTAAGCTGTCCAGTTTTTCTCTCGCGTTGGTGACCGCTTTGGCGAGCAGTTCCTGTTTCTGTGCGATGACATCCATATTCCCGGGGTTTAATTTCAGGAGGTTTTCAACCTGGCGAAGTTCATTTTGGAGGCTTCTGGACCGCCTATTTACATCTTCGAGGGCTTTGGATAAAGCCGTAGTGTTCGCACCGATTTCGATGGTGATGCCTTTAATTGTTGCAGCCAAATGAAATACCTCCTCTCTATAGCGCCAACATGTCGATATCCCGCTGCGCAGCTTCTTTGGTTGTGCCTTTTGCTTCTGTCAAAAAACCGATATACGAAAGCAAGTCGGAAAACGTCATCTCATCCAACTCAAGGATTGAAAGCCCTGCCGACTTGCCTAAATACAGAGCATCGCGCCAGTCTATATGTTTTGAATCTCCCTGGGCTTCGCTACGCCCAGCATAAGAAAAAAATTATCGTTCACCAGTTCCATGACTGTTTTGGATGCCTCAACCGCATCATACTCTTCCAGCTCGTCCCACCATTCCTCAAACGGCAGTATGCTTTTGTTGGCGGCGTACGCAAACGTCCACAGCATCCTGCGGATGATGGCGCTGAACTCGAATATGTTCGTCTTCTGTAAAACATCGAGCGCGTTCGTGCTGTCAATCCCGCTAAACTCGCCCTGCAGCTTTTCCATATCCGCCAGCCGTTTTAAATCCGTCTGAAAATCCGGTATGTCTTCACCTTTCAGGCGGGCATTCCGGTAATAGAACAGGAAGTTGGCCGAAGGCTTTAACAAAATATCCTGTCCGTTGATTTTAATCACTCTTTGCATTTAAGCTCCTCCTTACGGCGTAGGCGCCGCGAATTCATATACCGAAGTATAGAAACCGGTATAGGCGGTTTCATTGAGCGCGGATTTAACCAGCACCGCCTTCACCATCCCGTCGTCAGGCCTTGGCGCGGCCACAAACGAAAAGGTGTCCGTCGTAGGTTCAATCGTCCCCTTAACGCTTGAAGCGTCCACATTGGGGCGCGAGGCGAGGCATTCGTAAAACACAAACCGCCTTGGCTGAAGGTCTCCCTGGACTTCAAACATCAGTGCAAATGGTGTTTGGGAAGCGTCCATATGCTCAAAAAGGGCGCCGTTGTTATCCTCTGTAAATCCCAGGCAGTCTTTTAAAAAGGATGCGGGAATATCCGCAATGGTCATCTCCCCTTCATACCCCTGGTTGGCGTCTTTGGTGAAATAGGGCACGTCGTCGGCGAAGAACTCCGCGCGTTCCCCCTTTGGTTTTAAAGTTAAGGATACCTGCCCGGGAAATGCCACGGGCGCGGCATAGCCTGTCGTAATTTTCTTGGCGTAATGGGCATTGCGAAGCCCGAACTTTACTTTATTGTCCGGCATGTTTTAACCTCCGATCAGTTGAATTTCATAGATGATTTGTATAAGCTTTTCGCTTTCTATATAGCTCTCCGTCTTGTCGTAAATAAGGCCGTATTGATCAAAAATGCCCTCGAGCTTTGACTCAAGGGCAGTGTCTTTTTTATCCGTGTACAGCTCCGCCTGGTAGTTGTTTCGTTTTATGTATACTTTTGAGTCGGCGGTGAAGTTGCTGGAATGGGAGAAAACATAGACGATATATGGCGGGGACTGCGCTTTTTTGAAGCTGCCCCGGGCAATCGGAACACCGGCTTCATCAAGCATCTGAGCCAGAAACGCGCTCATCGTTTCAGCATCCTTTCGATCCTGCCTTCCATCTCCGAAAGCAGTTTATCGCAGGCCGGGCGGATATGCGGTTTGCCTGCCGTCCGGCCCCCGCCTTTTTTTGCGTGCCCGTATTCAAGCAAATGGGTAAGGTAATACCGTTTCGGGTTGCAGACCACCTTTGCGTATCCTTCCTTTGAACGGGTATCGTCTCCCAGTTTCCGTACCGTCCAGCCTTTTGCGTATTCTCCGGTGTTTTTGGGCGCTGTGGCTTTTATTTCCTGCACCATTTCCTTTGCGGTGTTATCCACGAGCTGGGGAATATTTTCTTCCACTTCTTTGGTATATTGCTGCATAGCATCCAGGATAGCATCGACAATGTGGTTGACATCCGTCATATGACCGCCTCCCTGCACATTAAAATGAGCGAAATATTACGCTCCTCCGGATTGATTACGGACAGAATTTCATACACCACTTCATTAAAAACCACCCGCATATCTGGCGTAATGTCTTTCCGGCACCGCATCGTAATTTTCACCGAAATATCCGCATTGACCTGTTTCGATGCAAAATACTCCCTGCCGGAAAGCGGTTCCACGCTCGCCCAGACTGTTGCGATATCCGTCCACGTCTCTGATTGCTGTTTTAATTCATCATCCGCAACAATTTTTTCTTGTATCGTTACCCTATGCCGCAAAATCCCGATTTTCATTTTTTTCCCTCAGTTTCAGTACATTTAAACTGTTAAAATGCCTCGTTCCGGTATGAGAACAGCATACCCCGAAGTGTTTCCATAATGGAAACGATATTGAGGCTTTCCCGTTCTTCATAAAACCGGGATACGGAATAAAAGACTGCGTGTTTCACCGGTTCTGGTATTTCCTCAAAATCAGAGAGCGGATATCGAAGGATACCCGTCACGATATCCTCCGCCACCCGTATAAAACTTTCGATAAGCGTGTCTTCTTCATTTGTATCCACCCGTATCCACTTTTTTGCTTCTTCCAATGTCATGATCATACGCGCTCACCTCTGTTTTCTCTATTCTGATGCCAGTATTCCGGCAGTACGTAGCGCGGCATACAAACCGTTGATTGCTGTCCGCAATGCCGCCGCATCTGCGCCTTCTGCTACATCGGCCTGCGCAGCGGCTGGCGCCGCGGTCAGTTTAGCGTCCAATATAGCCTTCAGCGTCTGGGCACCCAGTTTGATATGGGTGCCGTCGCTCATTTCGATGGTACCGCCGATGATCCAGCGTTCACCGCCCTGTTCCATGTAGTTTTTTACATTACTCATACCGGCCACCTTATGCCTTCATCTGTAGGATTTTCACAGATTCGGCCAACGTCAATTTACCGTCCACTCGCTGCGTCGCCCTGAAGCCTACCTGTCCGTTGGCGGCATAAAGTTCATTTAAACGTTGGAAGCTTCTGCCCTGCCTGTCCGCAATCCAGTAATACTTGAAATCGCCAAACGCAATGACCTTAGCTGTGGATGCAATAGCAGGTACAAAACTCGATGTCCTGACCGGTTTGTTAAGGATCGTATCCGGCTGTCCCGCCTGCACCGAAGGCTGCCATAAATACTGCCCGGCACCATCCTTGAGCTTGCGCAGCGCCTTGATAGTCGTGTCATTGGTAATGAATAAGGCGTTCCTGCGGTACGGCTCCCTTAAGGAATGATACAGGTCGATCACCTCGTCCATGGCAATGGCTGCACCGGCAGTCGTCACGCCGACTTCGCCGCTGCCGATCACACCGGTGGGTTTGCCGGTTCCGTTACCCACGATAAAGGCTTCTTCCTCGGCGCGGCTGATACGGCGCGCGAATTCCTTGGCAATATAGTTTTCAAGATTGAAAACCGAGTCGTTCAAAAGTTCCTCAGAGACCTTGATCATGGTGGACAGCTTATGGGCGCCCAGCGTAACCACGCCGAATGCGTCGTCGCTTTCGTGCATCGCCGCTTCCTCATCCGTCCAGTCGGCAGTGCCCTTGGATGCGACCACCGGTATTTTCTTATCTCCGAAAGAAGTCGATATTACATTGGCGATCTGCCTTATCAGGTTCTCTTCTTCCAGGCTTGAAATGAGGGTGCGTTCGAATTCATCCGGCACCAGATACCCGCCCTCACTATCGGTCCCTATCTGTAATGCGTTCTGTATGTCGAACTTATTGCGCATGGCTTTCCAGAACGCCTGCTTGTATTCGGCGGATGCCCTGCCGGTTTTGGCTTCTTCCTGCGCAGCCGGTTTGCCTGTGATAGGCGCATTGACCGCTTTTAAAAGTTGCAGATCGATAGCCGCCTGCCGTTCGAGACGCTCTATTTCTTTTCCGAGGTTGACTACATCGGCCTCCATTTTTTCATAAGTAACTGTATCCTCCGCGGATATCAGCCCGTCTTCTCCGCGTTTGACGTCGAGGAACGCCTTGGCTGCTTCCCATGCTTTGCCGCGCTTTTCACGCAGTTCCAGTATCTTGCTCATATTTTCTTCCTCCTTATTTCTTCAATAAAAAAAGCCGCTTTTCCAGCGACTCAACGGGTATCGTATTGGGTTTCTTCTTTCGTTCCAGTTTGCTTAAAATCGAATTCATGACTGCCTGCCGGCTGAAGATCATGGCCTCCGAGACTACGTTTTCCGTGGGAACCCCTTCAGTGAACAGGATATCGTCGGCAAAACCGAGTTCCACGGCCTTTTTTGCGTTCAGCCATGTCTCCGCATCCATAAGATGGGATATCCGTGCCCGTGACAATCCGGTCTTTATTTCGTAGGCATTCATAATGCTTTCCTTGACTTCTTCCAGTATGGCGATGGCTTTTGCCATTTCCTCCGCATCGCCGATCGCGATTGTCATGGGGTTATGGATCATAAGCATGGATACCGGCGACATGAAAACTTCACCGCCCGCCATAGCAATCACCGAAGCAGCGCTTGCCGCGATGCCGTCGATCTTGACAGTCACTTTTCCTTTATAGTCCATCAGCATGTTATATATCTGCGCCGCAGCGAATACATCTCCGCCCGGACTGTTGATCCAGATCGTGATATCCCCTTCTCCCGATACCAGTTCCGATTTAAACTGTTTGGGCGTGATCTCATCGCCAATCCAACTCTCTTCCGCAATGGCTCCGTCCAAGTACAGAGTCCGTACCCCGTCCTCGTTTTTAATCCAGTTCCAAAACTTTTTGTGCATCTATTTTTCCTCCGTCTTTTGAATGTTCCTGTTTGCGAATACGCCCGCGTCTTGCAGCTTGGTCATATTGCCGTTAATGAGGTACAGGTCGCCGCCCAGTTCCGCCGGTATCCGGTTCATGTTTTCGAGTTCGCGTATATCATTGGATGACATCCAGCCATTCTGCCGTGCGACTGAATATCCGTTCATCCGGCTTTGATAGTCGCCGCGCAGCAAGCCGTCCACATTGAACTTGGCGAAGTAACTCCGTTTTTCCGAGGGCAGCAATAATGATTTTTGTATGGCCTGTTCCCAGCGCACCACCCATGGATCGAGCGTATATTTTACAAATTCCAGGCTCTGCTGCTCTATATTGCTGAAGCTGGACTTTTCAAGGTCGCCGATCATGTGCGGCGGTATCCGGAATATCCTTGCGATCTCGTTGATTTGGAATTTCCGTGTTTCTAAAAACTGCGCCTGTTCGGGCGGAATACCGATCGCCTGAAATTTCATGCCTTCTTCCAGCACCGCGATGCGGTGTGCGTTGGCGCTGCCCTGATATACGGCGTTCCAGCTTTCACGAACGCGTTTTGGGTCTTTTACGACTCCCGGATGCTCCAGGACTCCGCCGGGGCTGGCTCCGTTCGCAAAAAATGAAGCACCGAATTCCTCGCAGGCGATCGCCATGCCGATCGCGTTTTTGGCCATCGCTATGGGTGAATACCCTACTAGGCCGTCAAACCCAAGGCCCGGAATATGCAGCACTTCGTAGGCTTTCAAGACCACCGGCCCGGTATCGGTTAAATACTGATAATAGAGCTGTCCGGATGACGTCCTGTCCACGGTCGTCTTATTGGGCAGCAAGGGATATAGCGCCAATACGCGTCCCATACCGTCACGTATGATCTGCGCATAGGCGTTCCCCCAAAGCAAAAGATGACTCATCAGTGTTTCCCTGAACACAAATGAAGTCATCTCGGGGTTCGGCTCCGAATGGAGCAGATAGTATATGGGATGGTCGAGTGCTTTTTCTTTTCCTCCGTCCGGTTTGTACCGGTAAGTATGCAACGGCAAACCAGCGATCGCCTCGGCCAGTATCCTTACACACGCGTAAACTGCCGTTGTCTGCATGGCCGTTCTTTCGTTGACAGCCTTACCGCTCGGCGTGCTGCCGAAAAAGAAACTGTAATCGCTGCCTGAAAGCCTGTTTCTTGGTTTATCCCGTGCTTTAAACAGAGCTGAAAATATATTCATAGGCATTTTTCTCCCAAAAATTCGTACAAAAAAAGCACCCTTTCGGATGCTTAAGCAATAGCTATCAAATTTTATTTCAATTTATATCAGTTTTATATAGTCCCGAGCGCCATAGAAAAAGCGCATGATAAAAACAGTTTTTGTTTCTTCATCGGCTTTATAGACCGCTACATAGCTTTTGATTAGTGCTTTGCGGTAACCCTCTGTCTTAAGACGTTTGTCCCGGCATTTCTCATACATCATCGGATTATTCTTAAGGTTGCGGTAACAGGTGTCGACCGCTTCGAGAAAATCTCCAGCGGCAGCGGGATTAGCCAGTTCCACGGCGATGTATGAAACAATGCTGTCCAGATCCTGATGGGCAAGTTCTGAAACAACCAGTTTATACATTGTATTTTTCTCTTATGCTTTTTAATGAAGCATCCGCATCCAGCGTTTTGCCTTCCTTCACCTGTTGTTCGGCAGCGTCCAGTTTGCTGTATATGTCTTGCATAAACATTTTTTCTTCATATGCTTTCATGCTCATGATGACCATATCGCCATATCCGTTTTTTGTAATGAAAATCGGCTCGTTAGATGTATGGCACATCTGAGAAACCTCGCTTGTTTTCTTTAAGTCACGTATTGGAATAATCTGGGGCATATTATTCAACTCCTTTTATGGGATAATTGTACCATAATTATGTCCCAGTTTCAATCATTCTATTCGTTTTTTATTATAAAACCATCAAACCCCTTGCGTCATAAACAGAATTACCGTTATCACTATTATGCCTAAGCGCTCGGTCCAATGCCATGATCGTTGCGACTGCGCCGTCGATCCTTTCTGTTGATTTTTCCTTGTCCGGCTTGATATTGCCAGCCGGGTCGGTCCTATATAAATATTATACATCATCCACCGTAATGCTGGATACCCGCCGTGCGCGATTTTCCCTTCCAGCGTCAGCTTCATCAATTCCTTGGTGGGCGGCGACATATCCTTATTTCATTTTTGCAAGTTATAATGAAATAAGTGTCGTGTTTTTATTTCCTTATTTCAGTTTCGCCCGAAATGATTTAAATATACTGGTAGTTTTAAATATGCTTTTTGCCTGATTATTGTTCGTTCTGCACAATTTTCATTTTTAATTATGCAGAATCAAATGCTGAGAAGTCCCCTGCTGTCATACACGCTTCCCCCACTGCCGTTCTGATGCCGCAATGCCCTATCCAAAGCCATGATCGTCGCTACCGCTCCGTCGATCTTCTCAGTGGATTTCTCTTTGTCCGGCTTTATATTCCCTGCCGGGTCGGTCTTTATATAAATATTATCCATCATCCACCGTAATACGGGATGGCCGCTGTGAGCCAGTTTCCCTTCCAGTGTCAGCTTCATCAGCTCCTTTGTGGGCGGCGACATATCCTTGAATCCCTGGCCAAACGGAACGACAGTAAAACCCAGACCCTCGAGATTCTGCACCATCTGAACAGCACCCCACCGGTCAAACGCGATTTCCCTTATGTTAAATTTCGTTCCGAGTTCATCTATAAAGTTTTCGATATAGCCGTAATGTACGACATTACCTTCCGTGGTTTTTAAGAAGCCCTGTTTTTTCCAAACATCATACGGTACATGGTCCCGCCGCAACCGAAGGTCAATGTTATCCTCCGGCATCCAGAAGAATGGCAGAATCATATATTTATCATCTTCGTCTACCGGCGGAAATACCAGCACAAAGGCGGTAATGTCTGTCGTTGATGATAGATCCAAACCCCCGTAACAAATACGTCCTCTTATTTCCTCCGGGTTTATAGCAAACGCGCATGCATCCCACTTCTCCATGGGCATCCAGCGTATGCTTTGCTTCACCCACTGGTTTAATCGGAGCTGACGGAACAGGTTTTCTTCTGCCGGGTTCTGTCGTGCACTCTCGCATGCTACCTTTAATTTTTCTATATCGACCGTTACCCCAAGGCTGGGATTAGTCGCACACCATACATCCGGGCTTGTCCAGTCCGCGTCGTCCGGAGCGCTGTAGATCACCGGATAAAACGTAGGATCGATTTTTCTTCCTTTTAATATATCCTCCGCCTTTTGGTGTACTTCCCAACAGATGGAATTTCTGTCCGTACCCGCTGTTGTGATGATAAAAGTCAGCGGCTGTTTTCTGGCGTCCCCGGCGCCATGCGTCATAACATCATAAAGCTGGCGGTTGGGCTGTGCGTGCAGCTCATCCATCACCACGCCGTGCACATTCAGCCCGTGTTTAGTATACGCTTCAGCCGATAGCACCTGATAGAAACTCCCTAGCGGTTTGTATACCAACCGTTTTTGGGAGAGTATCGGCTTGATGCGGCTTTTTAGTGCCGGGCATTGCTCCACCATCTGCACCGCAACGTCGAACACAATGGACGCCTGCTGCCGGTCCGAAGCACAACCGTATATCTCTCCGCCGTACTCCATATCCCCGCAGGTAAGAAAAAGCGCTACCGCTGCGGCGAGTTCGGATTTACCCTGTTTCTTTGGAATTTCTATATACGCCGTGTTGTATTGCCGGTATCCGTTAGGCTTCATCCAGCCGAACAGATCGCGTATGATATTTTCCTGCCAGCCGATCAGTTGGAATGGCTTTCCGTACCATTCGCCTTTGGTGTGTTTGAGTTCATTGATAAAGGCGACCGCATAGGCCGCCTTATATTCATCCAGGTATGTTGTTGTTCTTTTCCTGCCAATAACGATCCCCTCTTTTGCATGAAAAAAGGACTCATTACGAGTCCCTTAAGTTAAATATATTTAAAATTATCGTGTATTCTGATTATATTTTACCAGCTTCTTCCCCCGCCGTTTTCACCGCGGTTGCCACCGTAACCGCCGCCTCCGCCGCCGCGTCTTTGCTGTTTCTTGGCTCTTCTGCATTCCGGGCAGCGCTGCGGTTCGTTCTCAAATCCTTTTTCCTTGTAGAAAGCCTGTTCACCTTCGGTGAATATGAATTCCTTGTTGCAGTCCTTACATACTAATGGTTTGTCGGGCATTGAATGGTCTCCTTAAAAATTACAAAATACTGGGTTTAGCAGTTCGATTCCGTTATATCATGTATAGTTAAAAATATCAAGCAACGCTTAATTTCCCGTTAATATATAGTTTAAATACTCTTTTTTATGTTCCTCTATAAATAATATCAATTCAAAAAAACCAAGTTCATATGCTTCCCTTTGGATATCGAACATATTAAAATGCCCTAACTTCCGAATATGCATGATTTGCGTAACCACCTTATAGCTCATGGACTTTATTCCATCCGATCCCTTTGAAATTATATTCCCCGCGCTTAATAGCCTCGTGTTCCGCCTGCCGTGCTTTCGGGTAATCCGGATGCAGTTTTTCTTTTTCCGAACATTCAAGGCATATACAATCCTCGTTGAACATGGATAGTATACGTCCGTCGCTTAAATCGTTGCCGCAACGGCTGCAATGTTTCTGTGTAAAAAACCTGTCCATATCGTTATTCTCCTTTTACTTTGATCCCGGTTTTATGCAGCTTTTTGAAATATCTTTCGCCGAGTAGTTCCTCAATTTCTGAAGCGCCGTAGATCAGTACATGGTCTGAATCTTCGTTCGTATCGGCGAGCACCATATCTCCGCACCAGCGCCCCACAATTTCAAATACAGTCTTGCCGTCTTTTGTTATGAATAAGTCGCCCTTTTTCATTTTGCAAACCCTCCCGATTTCCTTATGGTAGGGTACATATAGCCATAATGCGTACGGTATATCAAGGTAATTCTGTACTTTTCCAGAGCTCTTTTATGGGTTCTCTTTAGGTTTTGAATACGCTGAACTACCGGACAAATTCCTCAACAGAACTTTCCTCGCGCTCTTAAACTCATCGCTTACGAATCCCAATTTAATAAGAAAAACGCGGAACGAAAACTTTTCTGAGTCGACCGGTTTCTCTTTTGCGGTGACCCTCTTCTGTTCTTTTGCCGCAGCGCAGAGGGCACTTATAAAACGGGTATATGCGGCAACTTCCTCGCCCGATATGCCGGAGGAGAACCAGGGAAAACGTAGCGTCGTCTCCGTCCGCTCAATTGGAAGCATTTTTGCGCCGATGGCCTTTTTGATAAGATTCGCTTTGCTGGCGATGAGTCTCTCAAGGTTGGCGATGCTTTCTTCGGTAAAACCTTCAACCGGCATCGCGATGGTCAGAGCGTCAGATTCAGCAAACACGGGAATGTCGCTTGCCCGCATACCGTCCTCACCCCAGTTGTCCCGGCGCTGTTTGCCAAGCCCCAATTCTTCCTCTTCAGTCATCTTCAAATCCTCGAAAACTTCCAGCGCCCCAAGCCCGCCGAGGGACTCTTCATAGGTCATCGGCGTGTCGTATTCCGCGCTGACGGCTTTTAAGCTGTATAATCCTTCGAGGTCGGCGATAAGGTCTAAGTTGTCTTCACCCGCAAGGGTTCCGTCCTTGTCGATACAGTATTCACCCACCTGATAGGAAAAAGTCGGCGCCCCCTGGTACAAAATCTTCTCCCCGGTTCTATCGGCTACTGCATTGACCAATTCCTTACGTCTGGCGCCAGTCACACTAAACCTGATTTTCATAAATATAACCTGCCTTTCTTTTTGGTTAGTACAGATTAACGCTCTAATCTCATAGAAAAGCAAGTAAAATATTGTATATTCGTTCATTGATTCTGAATTTGTTTATATGCCATCTTCTCACCGTTCCTGAGTAAGTAAACATTTATATCGGTCCCTTTATACTCTATATATCGTCTGACCCCGACATCTACAAATTTCTCGTCTAATTCCTGCAAATACGCCACTCGTCCCAGTTGATCTGAGGCAATGAGGGTGGAAGCGGACCCACTGAATAAATCCAGTACAATATCCTTATCACGTGAACAAAGGCTAATCGCTTTTCCTATCACCTCAAGGGGTTTTTGGGTTGGATGTAACGGGCTTTTTTTAGGCCGGTCAAATTCCCAAACATCCGTCTGTGTCCGGTCTTCCTTCAACGGATATAGCCGTGATGTTCCTTCGGGCCAGCCATACCAGATGCTTTCATAGCGCGGTTGAAAGTCCTTACGTCCTAAAACCAGGCTATCCTTTACCCATATAATGCTGGAACTCCAATGCCATCCGATTTCACGCAATACGCTATCGATCGTCGGCCATTCCTGTGCGGACATGAATGCGAAAATAGCTGCGCCCGGAACCACCGCCTGAAAAGCACAGGTAAATGCTTTTTTGAGAAACTCCCTGAACGCATCGGTTGACATATTGTCGTTCAAGATGCCCTCGCGTTTTTTCCACGACGGATGATTGGTATTTCCGGCATTGTTAAAATTTACATTGTACGGTGCATCGGTCACAATCAGCTTTGCCTTTTGCCCGTTCATCAATAAGGCCACTTCTTCGATATTGGTGCTGTCGCCGCAGCGCAGACGATGGTCACCGAGCAACCATATGTCACCTCTCCTGCTGATTGGTGCCTTTATTTTCGAAACTACTTTCTCCACATCGAATTGATCGTCCTCGACGATTGTTTCTTTACCTTCGTGATTAAATAACGCATCCAACTCAGAAGCGTCAAAGCCGGTGAGGGATACATCAAAGCCGTCCTCGTTCAAATCACGTAGCAGATCGGTTAAAAGCGGAATATCGAACTCTCCGGAGATTTTATTCAGCGCCACATTCAGCACTTTTTCTTTTTGTTCATCAATATCCAATACCACACAATCAATTTCCTGATACCCTAAAACTGATAGTATCTTGTATCGCTGGTGTCCACCGACGATATTCCCCGTGCGGCTGTTCCAAATAACTGGCTCCACATATCCGAACTCCTCAATGGAACGACGCAGCTTTTCGTATTCCGGATCACCGGGTTTTAAATCTTTGCGCGGATTGTATTTTGCCGCCTTTATTTTTCTTATTTCAATTTTTCTAATTTCCATCGTAAATATCTCCATACAAAAACACCACCCAGATGAGTGGCGTTTTAAATATTTATTTCTTAAGCCTATATTTTTTTTAGCAATTTGCCGGTAGACCAAACAATGAAATCCAACTTCTTATTCGAACTCAGCCGGTTGTTTTTAAACTTATCATCAAACATATCTATAGAACTCTTTAGCAGATTATCCTGAATAATCTCCCTATAAGTTTCTATGATAGTGGCATGCTGCCCTATATACCTGCCAATCCTCTTGTCTAAATCTCCAATACAATCTGTTGGAAAATTAAACACAGTAGCAACCTCGGAATCATAGATTGGGTAATCCGGTTGAATGGTATTCATGAGTTTTGTCGCAAAAGAAAACTGTACGCTATTATCTCCTTTTAAACGCTTTATTTGATATAACCGCATTATGATTTCCGTTAGATCATCAACAGTTTGATTTCTGCACTCTTCCATTATTCTAAAGTACGTGTCTTTAAATTCCTTGCTTAATCCTGCATTGTCGAGTCTATAAAATGAGCGGTATACAAATTGGAATAAGTAATTTTGATCTACCGCCTGTTTTTTAAATTCGGTTTGTAAAAAGTTATATACATCGATTGATTCATGTTCCAGATTATCAATCACGTTTTTTTCTTTTGTTTTTATGATATCGACGATTTCAGCTTTGCTTCGCATTTAGCACCCCGAAATTATTACATAGCTTTAAATAATATATTATCATTTTTAATTAAATAATGGAAAGCTCAACTTTATGCGTTTTCTCACCGGTGAAATCTTCCCACCGCTTGACAGCCAGATCACAATATATGGGAGAAAGCTCCATCGCAAAACAACAGCGTTCCGTTTGCTCAGCCGCAATGATCGTCGTGCCGCTGCCGCTGAAGGGTTCCAGTACAATGTCGCCTTTGTCACTATGCATCTTGATGCAGCGCCAGGGCAGTTCAACCGGAAACATGGCCGGGTGATCCTTATTGGCGTGCACGGTCGTCATCTCCCAAATTCCTGCATAGCCCCATTTCTTCCGCTCGTCCTTTGTCAGCCTTTTAACAAACCGATAACTATGACTGGCAAACGCCGACAACCATATATATTCCTGATCGTTGTATTCTTCTGTCTCGCCATTTTTGGAAAATGCCGATATGTACTCGTATTGCTGAACCGGTTTGTTGGAAACCAGATGATACGGCCCTACGCCAAAGTTCATCCCCTGCTTCTTCCAAATGCGTATCCAGATCGGGCGAAAACCGTTGTCCGCAAACATATTTACACTGTAAACGCTGGTCGGCTCTATGAACTGACCGCCCGTTGCGTAAAGATCACCAAGGTTCCAGCATATGATGTCTGCGTATTTGCAAATATTTTTAATCACTGGTTTTATGGTATTAAACCATGGTTCGATACCCGCTTTTTCATAATCTTTACCTACTCCATAAGGCGGCGAAGTAACCGCTACTTGTGCGCGCTTGCCATCCATAAGTTTTTCTAAGTCTTCTGCGTTGGTGCTGTCGCCGCACATCAGGCGGTGAAGCCCTAGTTGCCATATATCCCCACGCTTTGTTATTGCACCTTCACCTTCGATGCGCTCTTTTTCTTTATCCACATCAAAGTTATCCTGTACAGCTTCTTTGGAATAAAACCGGTTGAGTAATTCATCGATCTCCGAAGGTTCAAAACCTGTAAGAGAAACATCAAATGCGCCCGCATCGAGGTCAGCCATAAGCTCTGCCAACTTGGTTTCGTCCCACTCGCCCTGAATTTTATTTAAGGCAATGTTGAGTGCTTTCTCTTTTTGCTGATCCAGATTGACGACCACACAGTCGATTTCCGTTTGACCTAAGTCAACTAAAACCTTAAGCCGCTGGTGTCCGCCAACTACATTGCCAGTCTTCCCGTTCCATATAACCGGTTCCACATACCCAAACTCTGTAATGGAGCGTTTAAGCTTTTCATATTCTTTATCCCCGGGTTTTAAATCTTTTCTTGGGTTATATGCCGCGGGGTTTAACTGTTCTGCCTTTATTTTCTGTATTTCCATACGTTCAACGCTTATCCCTTCGCTGTGTCAGTAATCTCTCCATAACGTCTGTGTGTGGGGATTGCCCGCCCTGGTAGTCCGAAGAGCAATTTTCTTTCACCACTTGGTAGATCATGAACCAGATAGTGTTTGCCTGTTTCAAATAACTCTGTGCCATCGCTACATAAGGGCTTTGCATCGGGTTGCCAGAGGTCGGATGTTTTGATAAAAAGCCATATGTTGATATGACCTCTTCACACTGTATGACGCGTGCTACAGCTATGGAGTATTGTTCTAACAATTCCGGATTGATAAGCGCGGCGCATCCGCGTGCAATTAGCCACTGCCATATTTTTTCATATACATCCTTTGCTAATAGTTCCTTGCCATCGCGCTGCTGGGCTAACAAATATTCGCGCGGTTTGGGCATCGTCACTCCCTCCATGACTGCCGGCTCAGGCAGTTTTAGTATGGTTACCTTACGGTCCCCTTCCAAGATTTTATCTGACAGGGCTTTCTTTTTCTTCCCTGAACCAACCCTGGCCCCTCCATGCCCGTTTGCCATTTTTTATCTCCTCTATCCTTGAAATACACTTTTTTACCATAAAAACTTGAAATCAACTTGAAATAAAGGCTGTTTCGTGCAAAATATATTTTACAAAAACACCGCTATTTCAATGCATATTGGCATCTTGAAATTAGGCCTATATACCCTCTTGAAATCTGCTTATTTCGCGCGTGACCTGCGCACCGTTAAATTTTGGTAAAGTTGTAGATCTTAATGATGCCCTACCCATCCGTTTTATTACTAAATGCTTTAAGAAATTATTTGTTTTTTGTAATTATCAAGATAATCAGTCCATCGCCCTTCATCTTGCTGGTTTTTAGTTTCCCAATCAATAATGAAACCCTCTGTTGAATCCTGTTTCAATGAATTACATATTCTATGCGCAAGCTGGCAATTAGTCGCTTCATGCGTTCCGCCTTGTGATAGAGGGATAATATGATCGATCGTTGCTGCCCAAATATTAAAAGGATCTTTATCATATGGAACAGGCATACCGCAGATACCGCATATTCCTTTATCGCGTCTAAAAATCTTTTTAAAATAAACCGGTTCCTTATATGCCAAACGCATTTGCTCTTTTCGTCGCTGCTTATACCCACGGTTAACATATTTTTCCTGACATTCAATTGAACAGAAAGAACTAAACGGCTTACCACATTCAGTTACTACACTGGTTCCGCATTCTTTACATTTAAAGTTTATGGGAACAAATTCTTCTGCCCATTTGTTGCGTTTATCTCTTAGACTTCCACAATATGAACATTGCTTTGAACAATATTTTTTATATGAGTAGGTAGTAATAAATGATTTTCCGCACCATAAGCACAGTTTTTGAAGCTTTTTTTTAGCTGCCCTTTCTTCAAGTATTGCAGCCGGTATACGATTCGCAGCATATGCACATGCTGTAGAACAATATTTCATCCGGTAGGCATTTTCTTTTGAGAAAATTTTTCCGCAATACCGGCAGGTGTAGTATTTTTTCTGTGTTTCGTGTCCTTGTTTGCGTCCACATTCTTGCGAGCAAGTTTTTTGATTCTTTTTCTTTGTAGTAAAAACAATACCGCACTGTACGCATTTTTTCTCGTATACAGGGCGACTTTCATCATTCGCCAGTTTTTTGCATTGATCTGAGCAATACTTCGTTTTCCTGCTGTAGCTTTCAAATAATTTATTACAATGCTTGCATCTTAAACTTTTTAGCTCTTTTGGATGTTCTAATTGATACTTTTTTCGCTCGTATATATATTTGCATTCTTTAGAGCAAAACTTAGCCGGACGGCCGGTTCCCTTCCTAAGAAAGCTTTTACCACATTTTTGGCAAATAAGCATTTCTACCTTTAACGAAACTCTTTTCCCGCCTCGACCCATGCTATCCTCCAAATAAAAAAAGCAAAGACTTTCATCCTCGCTCCAACAATGTTTTGTTTTTTCATACCATCCGCTTTTGTTGGCGGTTTCTGGATATCAGAAAATACTCAAAAGAGGTTCGCCCTACAATTTGGGTCTAACCTCTTTTTCTATCGTGCCAGCGGTCTCCCGTCTCAACTGAGATACGTGAATGGCAGCTTTTACATAAACTCATGAGGTTCCTCATATCGTGTGTACCACCTTTTGAAAGCGGAATTTTATGATGAACCTCTTCCGTTTTCGTAAACTTGCCACCCTTCAGGCACTGTTCGCAAAACGGATGTTCGTTAATATACACGGTGCGGACCAGCTCCCAACTGCGTCCGTAATACTTTTTGGTCGTCTTGTCCCGCTGGTACAGGTTGTATGCCTGATCTATGGACCGCCTGTGCTTCGGGCAGTACCGCTCATAGGTCAGTTCCGGACAGCCCGGATAACTGCACGGGTGTCTTGGTTTAATAGGCATTTATCTTCACCTCAGATACTTTCCAAACAAAAAAGCCCACGCAGGTTTTCGCCCTGCGAAGGCTTTTAAAAAGTTTTCGTTATTCTAATACTATCATCTTTTGAGAATGTCATGCAATGCTTTTTAATGCCCTAAATCATAAATGATCTGCACTTCTTCCAATGCCCTGCGGTGCAGCTTATGGATATACCGTAAATCATAATCCATTTCCGCCGCGATCTGCTCCCACGTCTTATAGCAAAAGTAACGCAGTTCCAGTAAAATCTGATACTCTGGCCTTCTGACGATTTTTATGATCATGACGATATCGCGTTTCAAATCCACCAGTGCATCGATATCATTATTGATTTGTGTCTCAAGGTCGATCAGCTTTGCGATCAAACCATCCATTGAGTGAACATTACGGCTCGCGTTTTTTGGCATGTCTGTTAAGGTAGAAGTCGCCTTGGCAGCCAGTTCGCGCAGGGACGCTGCCTGTTCCAGTTTGCTGTTTATGCGCTGGTCGATCCTGTAGGCTTGTCCAAGATATTCTTTAGCGTCCACCCGTGATACCTCCTTTGAGCCAGGGCATCTTCCCCCGATAGTATGTTTGGGCAATATAGCGCTGCAAAGTTGTATCCAGTTTAGCCAGGCGGCCGAATGCTTTCCGGTGTAACTTTTTAAAATCTTTATTGGACTTGTAAAAAGGGCATTGTGGCCCGAGGCATTCTTCCGTCTGCAGAATCTTGCATACCTTTTCCTTGTGATGTGCAAAACAGATATTATTCATTTTTAACCTCCATTGGCTAATTTCTTAAAATCGATTTAACTTCCTGAACACTCGTAACCTTGAAGGCTTTTCCTTTTGCGTCTTTAATTCTTTGCATCGTTGCTTCCTGTAACTTTGTAAGTTTTCCATTCTCTGCTTTTACTTCAAGAGCCACAAACCGGCCCCGAATGCAGCAGATGATATCCGGCAAACCCGCAGTACCGTACATGCCGCCGTGCTCTTTCCAGAAGAAACATTCCGGTACAGTCTTTAAATACTTTAAAATGGCAGTTGTAATTGTTTTTTCATTCATCTTTTTACCTCTTCATACTCAGTCATCCTATAGGGACGCGCTGTTGGCTAAGTATGAAGAAAACCCCGATATCTCGGCTTTTTTCTCATACACCCCCATAGATTCACTGACTAACTATGGACTATACAAAAGTAAAAAATATATATTAAAAATATTATATATATATTTTATATAAATTTTGGTTTTAAGGTGTATCTCATAGTTAGTCAACGTTTTTATGGGTGAGTATGAGAGAACCCTTGCAAACAGGCGCTTTTACCATAGTTAGTCAACGCCAACGCCCTATAGGATGACTGAGTATGTGCTTATCGTTATTGTTCAATATTTTCATCCAGCAACGTTGCCTGTGGCAGGAACCATACGGTTTTCCCGCAGCGTCCAAAGCCGATACGCTGTGTTTTCACGTTCAGTTCAAACTTTGCCCTTTCAAGCGTTTTCTGCGAAATACCAGACTCTTCCGCTTTCTTTTTGATCTCCTGCATCGATACCTGTTTTCCGTTACCGAGCATTGACTCTAAAAGCTCAGCAGCCTTGTCGACTTTCTTCTCACTTTTTTCTACGGACTTCGCGCCCAGCATCGCTTCCGGCAGCAAAGCCGTTGTTCCTTTCCAGCAGAAACCATACTCCGGATGGATTTCGAATGCGATGCCTTCACCCTTTTTGGAGAGACTGTTTTTAATCTGCAGGATCGCCCTGTCTTCCGGATTGTTGGGGTTGCTCCCAACAAGCAACACACTCCTGGCAGCAGCGGGAATATCGATGGAACCCAGCCCCCGATACAAGGCGTTGTTCTGGTTTGATTTTGTAAGATGCATGACCAGTATGATCGCGCAGCCGTGTCTTGAAGCCATGTGCCCGATCTGTTTTAATACCGGACGTACTTCATTGGCGCGGTGCATATCGACCTCGGCACCAAGATACGCCTGCAACGGATCAATGATCAAAAGCGCAGGTTTATGCTTGACGACTGCCGCTTCTATACGCTCATCCAACAGCGTCAGACTCTGTTTGCTTTCATCGATCACGAAAATATGACTGCAGTCAGCCTGCGCTTTCAATAACCTGGGCTTGATCGTATCGGCAAGCCCATCTTCCGCTGTCTGGTAGATCACGTTCTGTGTCGTCAGGCAGTCAAACCCTTTATTGTTCGGAAAACTGCCTCCAGCCGTTACGATCGCTGCGACTGCCAGCACGAACGATGTCTTTCCCTCACCTGGATTGCCCTGTACAAGTGTCACCTTTCCGGACGGTATATACGGCTCCCAAAGCCACTGGACGCTTTCAACTTCTATATCGCTCAGGCAAAGCGTATCCACCTCAACAGCAGGTGCAGCCTCCCACTCAGGAGTTTCGCTCACCAACTGCAGAATATTTTCTTTTGCTTCAGATCCCACAGCAGAAATGTAATCGGAAACATCGCCTTTATTAGTCAGTGTGGGCATCAACTTTCTTAAGTTTAATATCCGGACACTTTTCGCCTTGCCTTTCAGGCTCGCAGCAACCACTTTGGCGTGATTGGTGCCGGCTTCGTCGCAGTCCGGGATAATCACCACGTCGGCACCTTTTAAGCATTCGCTGTAGGATTCCTTCCACTTTGCGGCCCCCATGGGGTTGGTCGTCGATACGAAGCCGAGCTTATGCAGGTTATCCGTGTCTTTTTCCCCTTCCACAATAAATATGGTTTTCTGTTCCTTTACCGCCAGCAGCACTTCCGGCAGCTGGTACAGCACCGTCTGGATATCTTTTAAGTTATATACCCATCCGCCCTGTCCGTCCGGCCGTGCCTGGCTGAAACCCTTTGGCTCGTAGCGTATGGTTTTATGCACGACTTTACCGCTGGCATCTGTGTATAGATATTCCGCCGCTATCTTTTTCTGCGGTTCTTTTTTCTCCGGGTACAGATCCGCCTGCGTCAGGTTTACCCTGGCAAGTATATTCTCCAGAATGCACCCGGCGTGGCAATGGATCAATGCTTTCCCATCCATGGCTTCCATAATGACCAGAGAATTCTTTTTATCGTCGTGGGCCGGACACCGCGCGGAATACTGGTGTTTTGTATAATCAACTACCTTTATGTTTTCAAAACGCGCAAGCACTTCTTTGAATTTCAAAAGTCCGCCTCCTTTGTCTAAAAATTGAGTAAATTTAAGAAACCGCCGCTTTGCGCTTATTCAAAGCGGCAGTTCTCTATGAACTTTTTTAATTAAAAGATGGACTCGATGATTTCTCCGGTTTCCGGATCGACTGCCTGCAGGTCTTCATGCACGGCGGTATCATACGCGATACCGATCTGTTTGCTGCGTTTCTTCACCTCTTCACTTAAAGATGAAATGAGTGCGTATTCCTCCGGGTCAAGCGCTCGCTCCGCCGCAAATATGGCTTGCGAAAATGCGATGCCGCCGGCATTAATTGCCTTTTTTAGTCCGAAACGCGTCACAACCGCGTTGGACGTAATCCCTTTGGAAAGGAGCCTTTTAATATACCGGGTGAATTCCTTCAAGGAACCTGTTGGCAGGGCTAACACCAATGGGAATATCTCTCCTTCGCGAAGCACATAGATTCTCCGACGGTTTTTACACGCCTTGCTGCTGTTCTCGCCGCTGCCGAACTGGTTGTAAGGGCAATCCAAACAATTGCCGCCTGGGTTGCCTTCACCTTTAATTCCATCGTAGCTCCCGCAATCTGGCGGATTGCTGCCGCCTGTATACCGATCCCTGTAAAACGCGTGCACCGGATGATGGTAGAGTATGACGGCGCTGAACTCTTTAACCGCGTCGGGTTCGTTCGGATCGTCGCCCGGCATTTCAAATACCGTGCTGCCGCCCGAGGGGATTTTGATCCTCTCAAACCCTCCGCCGAGTCCCGCCAGTTCTTCATGGATCGAATCGCTGTCCTGAAAATCCTTTAATTCCATAAATCCGCTTTTTGTAATAGTAAGTCCTGTTTCGTTTTTCATATTGAATACCTCCAAAAATATATTTTTATCTTGCTGCTTTTCTTACACCGACTGTCGTTTTTTCATAAACCGATATGAGCCCATTTAGCCAGGATGGCAGGCTGTTGTCATGCTCTTCCATCTGCTCTTTTACAAACGCTGACAGCGAATTCGCGTTGACCGTTTCATATACCAACTCACCGTACCCGTTTTCTTTAAGGGTATTGAACAGCTCGTCTTTGCACCCTTCCGCCGCTGACGCGCGGGTCGTGGTGGTCAGGCAGAACATAGTGCCTGAGCGTGTAAAATTCTGCGTTTCCGTTTCCACCATGAGCTCCGACAGTGCGTAATCCACTTCGTCGATCTGTGCGTTCAGTGTCTTTACCTCTGCTTCCGCCGTCCTTTTAGCGTCTTTTAGCTCTTTGAGCCTGTCCGCCAGTTCAAACATTCTTTGTGTTTCCATTCTTATCTCCTCCTTTCAAACGGATTGAGACCTTTTCTGTAATCATCCACCAGCGCCCATGCCAGATCGGCTTTGTCCCGCAATGCGCCAAGTACCTTCTCATCCACGGTTCCTCTGGCAGTCAGGTAGATATATGTACAGTTGTGTTTTTGCCCGACCCGGTGGATGCGGGCCTTCGTCTGCTCGAAATTGGACATCGAGTAATCAAGGCTGTAGAACACCATGGTACTGGCCGCGGTCAGTGTGATTCCCAGACCCGCCGTTGCGATCTGCCCTACAAATACCTGCACACCGGGATCGTTCTGAAACTTTTCCACCTCATTGGCCCGGTCTTTTACGTCGCCGGTTATGAGCGAGTACCGTATATCTCTCTTTTCAAGCATCCCGCAGATGACGTTGATCTCCGGAATAAACCGGGCGATGACCACCAGTTTTTTGCCTTCCTGCAAAACCTCCTCGACGATATCCTCAAGCGCATCCTGTTTGGCTGTGCTCACCCGCTGGGGGTTATCACAGCCGTCATTTCCGATAAACCCACCTGTCAGCTGCGACAATCGCAGCAGTTTGGTCAGTATGTTCGTCACCGTCACCTCGCCTTTGCCGAGCTCGGCATAGCTTTCCTTCACCAGATTGTTGTAGATCCTCGATGCTGCGGGTTCCAGCTCAACATACCGGATGATATCCATGGTTTCCGGCAGATCCAGGCATTCAGCCTTTGTAGCCCGGTACGCAATGCTGTGCAACTTGCGCATGAGCTCCTGCTCCGTCGTTGTTTTAAGCACCGGCGTATAGTTCCCGTATCCCGTCATATCAAAATACCGGTTGCGGAATACATAAAAACTTTGTCCGAAGATAGCTGGGTTTACGAACTTGTACTGGCTGAATACATCGATAGCTTTGTTTGTGATGACCGTTCCGGTTAACAGCAGCTTGTACCGCGCCTTCGCGCCCAGCCGGTACATCGCCTTGGATGCCGCGATGTTATGAGTTTTGATTTTATGGCCTTCATCACAGATAATCAGATCCGGATTCCATGAAACCAGTTCTTTCTCCATCCGCCACGCGCTTTCATAGTTTACGACCGCAACCTGTAACGACGATCCCTGAAGATGCCTTAGGGTATCCGCCTTCTTCGCCATGCTGCCGGAAAGCACTGCCAGCGTATAATCGTAATCCGCGAACTTCGCAAACTCCTCCTGCCAGACGCCGAGGATGGACAGCGGTGCAACCACCAGTATCTTTTTGATCTTGCCGCTTCGATAAAGTGCTCCGGCAACTGCAATGCTGGTAATGGTTTTTCCTGTACCTATGGCTACATTTCCATAAGTAAAGCCACACCCGGGCTGCTTATGGAAAGTTCGTCATCACCCCCCTGCCGCAGGCCGAAGAGCCTGCAGACAAAATTGAATGCTTCTGTCTGATGCCTGTATGGCGTTCCCCGGACGGGCATCCTTTTTTCATTCATTGGCTCCCTCCGGTATTTCCTGTATTGCCAGAGTCTTTACGCTGTTTCCGGGTACGATGACCATGACCTGGCTGTTTTCATTGAACAAGCGCCGCAAAAGGCGGTCTTTGAGGCTTGCCTTTTTGCATCTCACAATACCCGGGCCTTGCGTATCTTTGCAGATACTGATTTTCAGACTATGCTGCAT